GGATTAAAATACCTTATTTTGTAGATGGAAAAGTTATTACTTTTACAAGTAGGACTGTTGTTCCCAACAAAGAGCCAAGATATAAAGTATTTTCAGGTATAAATACTAAAGATTTTCTTTTCAATTATGATAATTTAGACCATTGTATTTTAGTTGAAGGTGCTTTTGACGCAATGAGAATGGGGAAAGGATTTTATGCAATATCTGGCTCTGAATTAACGCCGACACAATTTCAATATTTATCGAATAAGAAACAAATTGATATTCTTTATGATTCTGATAAGGCATCACAAGATAGAGCGAAGAAAACGGCAAATGATATATCTTCTTTTGGAATTAAGACAAGAATAATAACTCTTGATAAAGGGAAAGATTGTGCTGATTTAACTGATGATGAGGCAGAGAAAGTAAGAAACTTTATTTTTGGGAGGTAGTAATGGACTTTACAGAAATAGTAATTCATGACCCTTTTTTCTATGTTGGTAAAAAATGTATTGTAGGACTAATAAATAAAGAAGGATTTTATGAATTGTCTATAGGTGTTGTTCGTGATGTTCATAGAGCTGATAAGTCAAATGAGGGTAAAACACCTTGGATTTATGACGTTTCTATAATTGATGATGAAACAGGTGAAGCATCAATTGAAAGATTTAATTTTTTGCTCCCTCGTTCTGGATACATTTCAACGAATACTTTTATTTATTGTAACGGTGATAAAACCTTCCCCGTATGAGAACTGTAACAGTAGATAAACAAAAACTAATTATCTCATTCACTGGTTCAGACTTTAGGGATTGTTTAGAAATATTTAGAAAGCTAGATATGGATGGAAAAAGATACAATCCAATTATTAAGAAATGGGAAGTTGATGATACCTCTAAAAATAGAGAGATTTTAAAAAAGATTAGATTTACAATTACAGATTTACAAAACATAAAAGATTTTACTAATTCCTATGATTTATCACAAGTAAACCTTAAAAAAGATTTTGTTCTTCCAGGTGTACGACCTTATCAAATAGAATATTTAAAATATGCTTTACTTGAGAATAGACATATAAATAGAATGCCTATGGGTTCTGGAAAGACTATTATGTCCATAGCATTTCAGTATTATCTATACAAAACACAAAATAGAAAAGTATTTTTAGTGGTGTGTCCATCCGTAGTTAAGTATAAATGGAATAACGATTTAAAGAATTGGTTTTCAGAAGCAAAAACAATAATTCTTGAGGGAACAAAACCATCACTTATTGAATACGATGAAAATATTCCTTTAGTAGTAATAATAAATTATGATATTTTGTTTGGTTGGAAGGATGTTTTAATTGCAATGAATTTTGATTATGTTGTATTTGATGAATCGCATTACATTACCGGATTAGAGGCTAAAAGAACAAAGGTATCTTTTCAAATAGCGAGTAAGACAAAGTTTGTTTCCTACTGTTCTGGAACACCAATAAAGAAAAAAGTAATAAAACTTTATCCGTATTTAGTTGTCCTTGATAGGACTTTTCAAGATTTTATGGCTTTTACGGTAAGATATTGTTGCCCAACCAGGTCAACATATACCGGAAAAATACAATACAACGGTGCTGAAAATCTTGATGAATTATCTGATAGAATATCAAGATATCTCTTCTATAAACCAAAGAAAGAAATACTTCCTGATTTACCAGAAAAGCAAAGAATTGAAATCCCTGTTAAGATAAAAATGAAAGAGTATCTTGAAGCAAAACTTGAGTTTAAAGATTTTCTTGAAAATAATAAAGGAAATCCAATAGCAACAAAGTCTTACCTTCTTACTTTAATAAATATTGTCTATAAATGGAAAAAGGATATTATCTTTGATTGGATAGATGCTTTCTTTGATGAGAATCCAGATGAAAAACTTGTAGTCTTTGCTTATCATCTTAATGCTGTTCATGATATATTTGATAGATACAAAGAAAAAGCGGTTTATCTTGACGGTTCTTTATCTGCTAAGAAAAAGTTTGAAGCACAATCTAAGTTTCAAGAAGATAAACAGTGTAAGTTATTTGTTGGGGAAATACTTGCCGGCGGTGTTGGAATAGACTTGTTTCAAGCAAGCACAATGTTATTTGTTGAGCTTTGGTGGGTTGGTGCTGATTTAGAACAATGTGAGGATAGAATAAATAGAATAGGTCAAAAAAATGCTTGTTCTAATTATTATCTTTATGCGAAGGATACAGTAGAAGAGGATATAATGCGGTCTGTTATTAAAGGCGAAAAGATTGTTGCAAACTTACTTGGTGGAAGTTCAGAAGATTTTTTCAAGAGCTTGACATAATTTTTACTATTGTGGTATATAAATATCTTTGGAGGTTAATATATGAGTATACGTTCTTTTTCTACTGATGGTATTTTAGTTGTTAGATGTGATGAGTGTAAAAATGAATACACTTTTTCAGATTTACTTGAGCTTGATCCAGAATTGACTATTAAAGAAACAGCTCAAAATTATCTAGTAGAGGAGGAAGGATTCATTGTAAATGTAGATTCAAAACTGATTTGTACTGAATGTCAACAATTAGATAGAAATATAGATAATTCTGATGATGATATCGTTGATGAAGAATCCCCTACAGAATATGAGGGTGAACTCGTAGACAAGGAGGGAGACGACCTAGACGATGAGCTAGACCGACTTGATTACTAATTCCTTTTTAAATGACTGTAAAAAAGTTTATGGGGGAAAAGGGTCAAAGGTGTGGCTTGCACGTTAATCTGGTTGTGTCGGGGATACGGATTAAAAGTCGAAAGGTCAAGACTTTCGTTGACTCATAGCTTGACAGAATTGTTTTTATATGATATTATACTTTAGTGGAAGGGGGTATACATGGAAGATTTTAAAATGTCTTTTGCAGAGGCTATTGAGTTTGCAAAGGCTCTTAGGGTAGGGGTAATAAACGATGAGGATTATGGAGAGGATATTGTTCGTGTTAAGCAGGATGCCATAAAAGCATTTCTTAAATTTCAGGGAATGCTTTTTGATACCTATGGTAAGGATGCAATTATTACAGAATTGGAATAATAATTTGAGTCTTGCATGACCATACTTCTTTCCGAGCCTACCTAGAGGGTGGTGTTAAACCAATCGGATTTGCTGGAAGTGGTAGCCAGGGTGGGATCATGCAAGGCTCTTTACTTTTTAATTATTGGAGAAAACTTTGGTAAAAATAGAGAATGTAGACCTTTCAATGGAAAGGGAAATTCTTTGTGGAATAGTTACAAATACAGTTTATTGTGGTGAAGTTCTTCCACTTTTAAGAACTGTAAAGCTACAATCTAAATATTCAAAAATCTTAGTTTCATGGGTTAATGAATACTTTGGAGAGTTTAAAGAAGCTCCAATGGAATCCATAAATACAATTTATACGCATAAATCTCCTTTGATTAAGGATGATACCGAAAAAGCCAATCTTTATGAATTTCTTATATCAATTTCAAAAGAGCATGAAACACTAAATAATCCTAAATATTCTGCTAAACAAGCAATAAATTATTTAAGAAAAATACATATACAGAGATTATCCGAAGCAATGAATCAATTAGCATCTACTGGAAAACTGGATGAAGCTGAAAATCTACTTGGTAATTTTAAAAGAATAGAACAAGCAAAAATAACTGGTGTTGATGCCTTAAATGATTCAGAAGCAATATATAACGCCTTTCAACAAGAGGATGAAAAACTATTTTCCTTTTCAGGAAATCTTGGTGATTATTTAGGTTCCATTTATAGAAATGATTTTATTGCTTTCCTTGCCTTCTCAAAAAGGAAGAAATCTTTTTTCCTTCAAGCGAGTGCAGAGGCCGGAATTTTAGCAGGAAAGAAAGTTGCTTTCTTTTCTTTGGAAATGTCACAAGACCAGATGCTAAGAAGGTTTTGGCAATCATTTTTAGGAAGAGCAAAATATCCTTTAACAAATATTCAGGTTAATAAGTTCCAGGAATCTGTAATTGAAGGGGCATGGTCTATTGAATCCTCTCTTGAAGACATAAGAGGTATGCCTTCTACTTATGACGATTTTGTTAAGATTCAAAGTAGATTTTCAGACCATGTTCTTTCATCGGGGTTAAAGCTGATAAATATTCCAGCTAATTCTGCTTGTGTAGATGATATTGAAACTCACTTAGCCAATCTTGAGTTGTATCATAATTTTATTCCCGATTTAGTTGTTATTGATTATGCTGATTTACTTAAAGCAAAACAGGGTTTAGAATATAGACACGCTATTGATGATATCTGGAAATCACTTAGAAAGATGGCTCTTGATAGGAATTGTGCTATTGTTACGGCCTCTCAATCAGGTAGGAATAGTGCTGATAGTGATGTTAGTATGGCTTCCGTTGCAGAGGATATAAGAAAGGTTGCTCATGTTACAAAAATGATAGGAATAAATCAATCGAAGTGGGAAGAAAAGAATAATATCTTACGCTTGAATGTCCTTGCACAAAGAGAAGGTGAAAGACAATTGGATCAAATAATTGTTTTAACAAAGATGGAAGTATGTCGAGTTTATACAGATGCAAGACTTCTTTTAGACCTTCCTAGTTATCAAGGTATTGAGGAAAAGAAAGTGAAGAAAGGTTTTAATTCAGGAGGGTTTTAGTATGGTTTTCTTTGAAAAAGAGTTTAAGAAGTATATGGCATATTTTGATTTTTTTATTTTTTGGTCTAAAAATGATATTGAGATTCAAGTTTTCCCTAGTATACATCTTTCTTTTAATGGGAAAGATAAATACTTTTATGTTGGGTGGTTGTGTTTTCAAGTAGCATTTACTTTTGAATATATCTTGGATAGGGATCATGAATAATTATGAGTTAAATTATACAGAGGAAATAATTGATAATTGGAAGGAAGGGCAGACAATCTATTCTTCAAAGGGTGATGGTTTTGTCCTTCATTTAAAGTTTTTAAGAAGAAGCGAACTTTATTCTTTTTATGATGCAACAGTGATTCAGATTTATGAATGTGATTATCCAGTTGATAAAATAGGAACAACAAGGGCTGGAATGACTTTACGGTTTAAGTTTATTAACTCATTCCTTTTGGGAAAAGATGAAGATGGAGTTTTAACGGAATATTTTATTAGAGATTCCTATTCAGTTAAAGGACTTGATACCGAGTTCGTCCATGACAGAGTTCTTAAATGGAATAAACAATACCGAGATAAGGTTAGAGAAAGAAAAATAGCACATAAACTTAAAATTGCAGAACTTGACAGCAAATAAAATATTGTGATACCTTCATATACTCTTGGGGGTATAATGAAAAAGAAATATAAGGTTCTTCTTTGGTCAGATTCACCGACTGCAAAGACTGGTTTTGGAAATGTAATAAGTAATATTTTAAAGGGAATGTTAAAAGAAGAAAAATACATTGTTGATGCTGTTGGTGTAAATTGTCCAGCAATTACAGAACCTCCAACGGATTATACATTATTTCCAGCAATGACAGAATACACGGTTAGAACGTATGGCCCAAATTTTGATGTTATCGGTCAAAGAATGTTTATTGAAAAAATAACAGATAATGATTACGATATGGTTTTTATTCTTCAAGATTCTTTTAATCTAGCACCAATTATACAAGAGCTTCTTATTCTTCAAACTAGGAAGAAGTTTAAAACAGTTTTCTATTATCCTGTAGATGGTGTTTTCTTGAAAGAATGGTGTCAAAGACTTGTTTCACCAATGAACTTTCCAGTCGCATTTACAGAGTATGGTAAGACTGAAACATTAAAGTTCTGTCCAGAACTAGAAAATGTTCTTACAGTAATTCCGCATGGTGTAGACCTTGAAAAGTTTAAAGTCATTGATGAGAAAACAAGAATTAAACTTAGAGAAAGCGCAATTCATTTTAAAACAAATGATTCTGATACAATTATAGATTTGACAGATAAGTTCGTTTATTTGAATGTCAATCGTTTCTTTTCCAGAAAAGATTTTCCCTCCACATTAAAAGCCTTTTCACTTGTTTTAAAAGAAAGACCCAATAGTTATCTCATAACAGTTTGCCAAAATAGTGATCATGGTGGTGTTATGACAGAACTTGCTTCTACTCTTGGATTAGAGTATGGAAAGCAATGGTTCATTCCTCTTGATTACGCTTTAGGTAAAGGATATTCTACCGAAGAGTTAAATCTTATATATAACCTATCTGATTGTGTTGTTTCCTCTACTCTTGGAGAGGGTGTTGGTCTTAGTTCTCTTGAAGGTCAAGCGGTTAAGAAGCCTTGTGTATTTCCAGACCACACATCTCTTTCAGAGATATTTGATTATGGGAAGAGGGGTTATCTTGTTCCTGCTGGAAAGGATTTAGACCATTTTAGATTTATGGGACATGAATGTTTTAATAAGTTCCGACCGAGTGTTTCAGTTTATGACATGGCAAAAGCTATGATTGAGGCTCAAGATAATAAAGAGCTATCTTTAGAGAAAGCGGAATTGGGATATAAATGGGCGCAAGAAAATCTTGACTGGCAACATATTTATGATACACAATGGAAACCTTTATTTGATAAGGTCTTGACAGAAACAACTTAATACATTATAATACTTTTCTATGAGTACAAAACTTTTTAGTGTTAAGACAAAGAAGCAAGATAATCCTTGTTCTGGATGTCTTGAATCACCTAATCCAATTCCCTTTCGTGGTCAAGGCCGAAAGGGAATACTTATTTACACAGAGTACAAGAATCAAGATGAGATGAACTTCATTTCAAATATCATTTTGGGAATGGGATATAATCCTATGGTTGATTGTTTTCTTGTTCATGCTATTCAGTGTGAGGAGGCTAAGAAGAGTAAAGCAACCATTACTTCTTGTTTTAATTTTAAGAAAGAATCTTTTGAAAAACTTCTACCGAGTGTAAAAAGAATATTTGTTTTTGGTAAAAATGCTTGGATATCCTTTTCAAAATTGTTACCATACCACAAAGCATTATCAGGAAAGTTTTTAGACTATGAGAATAAACAAATTTATGACCAACATATTAAAAAGTTTATATCAGTTCTTCCAAGTTATGTTTCTTATATTGAGGATAAGGAATTAAGAGATAACTTTAAGAATAGACTTATTCGAGAACTGGAAGGAAACTTTAAGGATATGTTAGAGAATATTAAAATACCTATAAATATTGAACTTCCTAAAGTAGAACTCTTTATGGAAGAAAAAGATATAACAGCCTTTCTGGATATATTTTCATGGAAAGAAATTGCTTTTGATTATGAAACAAACTCATTAAAACCTTTCAGGGATGGGAGTAAAATACTTTCAGTATCCTTTTCAAATGGTGAAAGATGTTTAGCGTTCAAATGGTACGATTCCTATAAAAATATTTTAATAAAAATACTAACGTTTGACGTTACTATTATTGCACATAATAGTTATTTTGAAATGTTATGGACACTTGTGAAATTCGATACATTGATAAGTACCTCATTACAAGACACAATGTTAATTACTTATGCTAACCATAACAAAGAAAAGAACTCACTTAAATATCTTGTTTATCGAGATTTTGGTTATTCCTATGACGATGATATAAAAGAATATATGGAAAATATTATTGATGAAGATGTTCATGGAGATAATGCTTTTAATAATTTAGAAAATGCTCCTTTGAATAAGTTGTTACTCTATAATGGTTTAGATTCATATTTTACGTTTATGTTATATAAATATTTTCCCGTCCAACAAGAAGTAAGGCTTGGATATGATAGACTTCTTAAAAGTTCGAGAGTTCTTGTTGAGATGCAAAAAAACGGTATGTGTATTGATGAAAAGGAGTTAAATAAACATTTTTTAAACATGGAGAAGATACAGAGTAACGCTTTAAAGAATATTGAATCGGATGATTGTTTAAAACAATGGACAGGGGATATCCCTTTTGATTTTACAAAACCAACGCACTTAAAAAAGTTATTCTTCACTGATTTAAAACTTAATCCAATACACCTTACAGATAAAGGTTTTCCTTCCCTTGACCAAGAGGCACTTGGAGAGATAGGACTTCCAATTGCAGATAATATCCTTGAATACCGACTTTGGGAGAAATTGAAGACAACATACCTTCCAGATATTAAAAGAGAAATTATCAAAGGAAAGGTTCATCCAAACTTTAATATGACTTATGTAAAATCTTATAGAACATCAGCAACAGCACCAAACACACAAAATATGCCTTCTAGGAATAAAGAACAAATGAATATGATAAAATCCTTATACGTACCAAGAGAAGGGCATTGTTTTATTACAGGAGATTACAAAGCAATTGAGGTAGGTATTGCCGCTTGTTATACACAAGACCCGAATTTACTTAAATATGTTAGAGATAGTAAAAATACAGACATGCACCGTGATATGGCGATGCAGATTTTTAAATTAGAAAAAGATAAGGTTAAAAAAGAATGGAGACATTTAGCAAAGAATGGTTTTGTTTTTCCAGCTTTCTATGGTGCAAAAGTTGATTCAATAGCTCCTAATGTTTGGAATAGAATTGATTTAGAATTGAGGCAACATTTATCTTCTTTAGGGATAGATTCTTTTAAAGATTTTACTTCCCATATAAAAGATGTTTTTGATGATTTTTGGAATAATCGATTTAGGGTTTACACAAGATGGAAGGAAGAACAAAAACAACATTATTATTCTACTGGATACATTGAATCAGAAACAGGGTTTCAATATAGAAGCCCTATGGTATCAACTGAAATCTGTAATTATCCCATTCAAGGGAGTGCGGCACATTGCCTTCTTTGGACAGCAGAAAGAATGCTGTTTGAAATGAGAGAAAGAGGATGGGAGGATGATTTTCTTGTAAATGAAATACATGATGATTTAATGGGAGATATTATTCCAGAGCATATTGTAGAGTATCTGAATTTGCTCTGGATAGTTGGTACACAAGAAATAAAAAAAGCGTTCTCTTGGATTACAATTCCTCTTGAAATAGAAGCCGGAATTACTCTACTAAATAGACCGTGGAATGAGAAAAAAGATTTAGGATTATTGGATGGAAATATGACAAAAGACAAACTAAATACTTGCATAAATACCACTCTTGTGATATAATACTTACTATGAGCATATACAACAGATATGAGAAAGAGCTTTATTTGCAGGAATGTCCTAATTGTGGACACAACATGGCTTTATTGAAGAGAGATAGAGATAGGAATACTATGTTATTCTCTACTACAGAGGGTATTCTTATATGGCAGATAGTACCTACAGATGGGGAAGTAATGCGTGTTGGAAATCATGATATTCCTTGTGCAATGTGTGGTACTGAAATGCTTGATATGAGAAGTGAACCAATTATTAAAAGGGAGATAGCACTATGAATTGTTCTAAGTGTGGTAAAGAGTTACTTGATGAAGAAATAGTGAATGTATATGATTTTATTGATGAGTTTGGAGATTCAGACCCCGTTTGTTTTTGTAAGGAATGTTGTAATGAAAAAGAATAAAGAAAACCTTATTTACTGCTATAATAAAGAAATGTGTGATAGAAATAATATACCTAACAGGGTATTATGTCGAGATTGTGATGAGTTTGGGATTCACCCGTTTAATTGCAATTGTTTATCTTGTTCAGTGATAAGGGAAAAAGAAAATGAAGTTATTCCTATAATTGGAGAGTGGTATTGGGTTAGATATTTTGATGGATTTGCTACAGTGAAGCAATATCTTAAAGAAGGTTTTGTTTTTGATTCTAATGAAGGAACAAAGGTTAAAGTTGTTCAGCATATTGAGAGACCATAAGGAGGTATAATGACAATAGATGAAGAATTGGTTTTCTTAAAAGGAAAACTTAATTCAGGCAATTTAGGGACAGAATGTAGCGTTTATGCACGTATAACTGGATATTATAGGCCAGTTTCGGCATGGAACAAAGGAAAGAAAAGTGAGTTTAATGATAGAAAGAATTTTGTTGTGGAGGGAGTATGAAAGACGGTTTTTATATTTTTACACAAGAGAAATGTCCTAAATGTCCACCATTCAAGGAACTAGCAAAGAACTTCAATGATTGTTACCTTATTGATTGTGGTACAGAGGAAGGAATGAAAATGGCAAGGCTTTATGGAGTTCAATCAACTCCTTTTGTTATTTTTATTGAGGATGATAAATATACTTTTAGTACAAATTCACTTGACACTTTTAAGAATAAGGTGCTATTATATTAAATAAGGAGAATACAATATGAAACATGAGCTTGATTTATACAGCGAAACATTCAGAGCGGAGTTAGACATTGACAAAGATAAACTTGATGATGAATGCTTGAAGAATCCCTCACTTAATCAATTTGTTGGGGAGATGCAAGTTAAGGCTAAGGTTGAAGTTCTTAATCTTGAAAATCAACTTAAAGCAAAACAGGCAGAGTTTAATCTTTATGTTCGTGAAAATCCTCCAACAAATATTAAAATTACAGAGTCCGTTGTGGAATCTCTTATTGAAATAAACCCTGATATTATTGAAATTAGAAATCAAATAGTTTTAGCGAGGGAAAAACTTCTTTATCTGGATGTAACGATGTCCACAATTGAGGATAGGAAGGGAGAACTAAAGAATCTTGTGACCTTGTGGTTGGGAGGGTATTTTGGTGAAGTAAAACTCGACGGAATAAATAAAAGAATTTTTAGCGAAAGAGCATAAGGAGGAAATAATGGGAATATTTACAGAGGACGTACAGAGCAACGATAAAAAGAGTTATGGAAAGAGGTCTTTAGATGTGGGTAAAAAGGAAATCTCATTTTTTAAACCGCCTGCGAATGGCAGTTTTGAAATGGATATTATCCCATTTATTATCAAGACAAATAAACATCCGCTCGTAGCACAGGGAAAGAAGAAGATTGGGGATTTGTTTTTTGAACTTGTCCTTGACATACATCGGTCTATTGGTGCTGGTGAGGACGATATTGTTTGCCTTAAACAGTATGGTATGAGATGCCCTATTTGCGAAAAAGCGAAAGAGGCTTACAATAGGGAAGGTAAAAACAGCGTCGTTTATAAGGCACTACGGGCTACAACCCGTGTTCTTTATTGTGTTAAGGTAAAGCATGAGGCAGAAAAAGGTATTCAGCTTTTTAATGTTTCAGACTATCTCTTTAGGGAACCACTTAAAGAAAATGCTACAATTATGGGGCAAAAACTTGGGATACCAAGACTTGACTACCCAGACCCTGATGAAGGATACACTTTGTCGGTGGTTACCAAGGAAACATCCTTTGGTGCTGGAATGAAGGGAACAAGTTTTATCCGGTTTGATTTTAATCAAAGAAAGGATAAGATTAGTGAGACAACAATTAAATCAGCACCTTCACCGGACGAGTTTATTGTAATTCATTCGGCAGAAGAGATTGATTCTATTCTCTCTGGAAAGAATATCTTTAAAACAGAGGATACTTGTTCTAAAGGACATGCTTATGGTAGTGATGCTGGAAAGTTCAGCGATTGCGAAGAGTGTAATAAGTACCGAACTTGTATTATTGACACTGTAGATAAAGCGTTCTAATTAAAAAGGGGGCTGAAAAGCCCTCTTTATTCTTTAAGGGGAAAACATGGGTAGGAAAAAGAAAGAGGATACTGTTGAAAATGAAAATTGCGAGGATTTATCAAATATAAAACCGGACGATGTGTGGTTTAGTCTTGGTTTGGATGTTATTGATTTGACTGTTGGTGGGGGGATGGGTTTAGGTACAAGAGCTGGAAAAACAATTTGTGTTCGTGGTTGGTCACAATCTGGAAAAACATTTATTGCCCAAGAAATGATTGCAAGAAATAAGTTTGAATATAAAGAGAAGTTTCATTTTTGTTTTGATGATTGCGAGAATGGAAATACTTTTGACACAAAAACTCTTTATGGTTTTGATTCCGAACCACATACAAATCACTCTGAAACTATCCAAGATTTATATTGTAATGTGAGAACTTTTAGTGAGAATATCCCAAAAGGTCATTGTGGAATATATGTGGTTGATTCTCTTGATGGATTGTCAAGTGATGAGATTATTAAAATAAATGACGCTAGGATGCTTGCTTTCAAGAAAGGAAAAGATTTAGATAAAGGTTCTTATGCAATGGAGATTCCAAAGTTTTTATCTCAATTTTTCTTTAAAGATATTCCTAAAGTCCTAAAGAAAAACAATGTTCTCCTTGTTTTTATACAACAACTTCGAGATAATATTGACCCATTTTCTTTTATTAAGGAAAAATCAAGTGGTGGAAAAGGTATTGAATATTATGCGAATCTTATTATCAATTTGAAGAGAGTTTCCTATATTGAAAAAGCAGACTTGGTTGTTGGTTCAGTTGTTCGAGTTAAGACTGCAAAATTAAAAGCTTCCAGACCAATAAGGGAATGTATATATTCTCTTTATTTCACGTATGGATTAGATAATATAGGTTCAAACCTTGACTTCTTTTTTGGTTTAAGAAGTGATTCTGGAAACATCTTGAAAGAAGCAAATGAAATTAAATGGATTGATGGGAACACATATAAGAGAAAAGACCTTGTGGATAGGATTGATTCCAGTCCAGAGGAGCAATTAGAATTAACCAAAATGGTAATTACAGCATGGGAAGAGAGAGAGACAAAAGCCTTAATTGCAAGGAGACCTAAATATGAATACGCCTGATTTGACTATTAGTTTTTTTGATATTCTTGAATTGTTTGGTGAGCATGAGGAATTGATGCCAGTTATTCAAAAAATAGCATCCGCACATAAATTGCTTATTGTTACAGATACGAGTGATAAAGAACATCTTCTTTCAAAATGGGAAGATTCTGTTCTTGCTGTTAGAAAAGAGTTTCCAAAGTATGATGATTTAATTTATAGTTATGGATTGCATTATGTCACTTTTATGCTAATGCAATTTAGAGAACAACTTGAAGTAGATGATGTAAAACAAGGAACAATTCAATTTGAAAACCTTACATCTTAATGATTCAGAAATAGAGTTTTTATTGAAGTGTGGTAATTCTTCGATAGTTAAAAAACTTTCAAAGCCTAAAATGAAGACTTCTTCTGCAAAGGCTAAGGGGAGGAGTTTTCAATATTGGGTTTGTGAACAAATAGGGAATATGTTTGGTGTTAAGTTTATACAGGGTGATGATTTATGCCCTATTCATTCAAGGGAAATGGGTCAACATGGTAAGGATTTAATATTAAGGGAACCAATTTATTCAAAGTTTCCTTTTGATATTGAGTGTAAGAATTCAGAAAGTTTAAATGTGACGGATGCTTTTCAGCAAGCAAAGTGTAACACAAGTCCTGGGAGGGTTACACTTCTTGTTTGGAAATGCAAGAGAATAACGAATCCACTTGTAGTAATGGAATGGAATGCTTTTGAAAGGATGGTAAAAGATGGGTTTAGTAATTCCACAAACAGCAAAACCTAATATAGTTCCAAGACCTAGAATGACTTATGAAACACAAAGGCTTTTTGATTTCCATATTGGTATGCTTGAACGAGAAATGATTGATGTTACGGTGATGTCGGATATAGAGCCAAAGTATATCTATGCTTTTGAGCCGTGGAGTGTATGCCAATATTGCGGTAAAAAAAGTGTATTGGAGATTCATTCTTGTCCTTCTTGTGGAGCTAATAAATGAAAACTTTTCATGTTTATTTAACTTTTTACGGTAAGAAATTGCGTATTTCCGTTGAGGCTACAAATAAATTATCTGCTATGGAAAAGGTAAAGAACTCAATTTCCTTTGATAAGATTGTAGAAGAAGAGGACTTGACTTTAGATTCTTTACGTGATATGTTTGGAATGAAATAAGGGGGAAGTATGGAAGATGTTGTAAACCATCCAAAACATTACACATCACATGGGGTTGAGTGTATTGAGTTCACAGAACACATGAACTTTTGTTTAGGGAACGCTTTTAAATACGTATTTAGGGCGAAGGATAAAGGAAAAGAAGAAGAGGATTTAAGAAAGGCTCTTTGGTACATAAAAAGACAAAAAGAACACACTAATAACACAACAGATTTTGATTTTAAACCGTTGGTAGATAGATTAGAAGGATTTACAGAAAATTATCTTATTATATTACAACTAATTATTATTTTGTTTGATGAAATGTGTTATGCGTATTTATATGCTATCCTAGAATCTCTTATATTAAAAGAGATATATAAAATACGACAGGAGAATTAAAAAATGGAAGACAATATAAATATTAGAGTTGCAGTAAATGTAAACATTACTGGTAATAATGAAAAAAAGAAGCATTTTCGTTCTCAATTAGATTCTTTTTCTTACGTGTATAATGTACCAGAAGATGCAACCATTGTTGAGCATTTTGTTATGTGGAAAGCACTTGTTTCTGCTTTAGGGCATAATACAGATAAATATATGCTATTTTCACTTGCTGATGATCATGTTTGTGAAGAGATACATAATACTTGACATAAGTTACTTTTAGTGATAAAATACCTGTCATGGACAAGGACACAAAGAACGAGATATTTAGAGTAATAGATGATTTATATTCTTTCTATGGGAAAGATATACCAATAGAATTGATTGCACAAAGCCTGAACTTCCCTATTTCCGTTGCTGAAAAGTTAATGGATGAATATTTGGGTAAAGTTCAGGCTTCTTCTTTAGAACAACCAAAGGAAAAACGAGTGTATACTAAAAGAAAAATAATTCAGGAAGATAAACCTGATAATTGGGTTACATTGTGGGTAGTGTTAATAGAATTCTTCTCTCTAGTTTGTGGTTTAATCTCTTGCTATTATACCTATCAATTCTTTAGCAGGGATAATCCTGTTTTACTCTCTCTAATATTCTCGGTAATTATTGTTGGGTTTGCTGTTGTTTCCCTTCAAGTGACGTTTCTTCTCCTCCAAAGGAAAAACTTCTTTTTTCTTTTATCTGCTGGAATATTCTTTTTTACTATTGTTATATCAATTACAACTACTATTGGTGGACAGTATAATAATTGGGCAAGAGATAAGAAAGAAAGGATTGAAAAAGTTTCCTTGTTGGATAGTAATGTTTCAGAACTTCAAACTTTGATTAAGCAAGAGAAAGAATTAGAGGATGATCTAGTTTCAAAGAAAAATGAAGTATCTGGTTATTCCGAACAGTTAAAGAAAATAGATTACAAAACGGAAAGAAGAAATTTTGATAATATAAATTGGTTAAAGACTTTAGCAGAAAGAAGTTATGAGAAGATTAAAACAGATTTAGGTATTGTGCGAGATAAGAAGAAAGAAATAGAATCTACTGGAAATGTAAAGAAGTATCAAGCAGAGAGCATTGATGATTTTTATGAGTTTGGGGCAAAGGCTATTGGAGTAAATAGGGAGATAATTCAGTTTTGGATTATGGTTATGCTTGGATTAGTTCCCGATGTTTTAGCACCAACAGGTGTTCTACTAGGTATGGTTTTAAACAGAAAGAGGGAAGTATGAAAGCAAAACAAAGAGTATTTAAGAACTTAGAGGAAGAAATAAACTTTGTTAGAACCGCAACGGATGTGGAATTGGTTGAACAATACTATAAGATGGCTTTATGTGTTGCTAAGAAGTATTCTTTTAACAGGGAAACGCTTGAGGATTTACTACAAGAGGCTTTAATAGCTTTATTGTATAAAACTAAGGTTTCTTACGATTATGTCCATTCCTTTACCCACAGAGCGTTCAATGTTATGCGTGGGGTGTGCCGTCGAAGGAATATCCAGTTACAAGAAAAAGATATTTCAATATGTCAATTTGTTAGAGGTACTGAAATAACAATTGAGGATACTTTAAGAAATAAAGAAGAAAGTTTTGTTGACAAGTTTATTAGAAATGAGGATGTCCGGTTAAAATGGGAATGGATTAAAGCAAGAGTTCCAGATAGTGTTTACCA